GGAGCGATGAGGACGTTAAGATCAACAGTCGTCTGTGGCGTGACTTGAGCATGAAGCTGGACAAACTGTACAAAGATGCAGAGGCAGATAAGGATCGTCTGATCGACTACCTTACATTCAAGTTAGACTGCGCCAGAGAACAGGAAGCCCTGCGGTGGAAATTGGACGTAGACAAAGCTCAAGCAGCCTACGACGAGATCATGGCACTCAAGGTAGAGAAGGTTGAGCAACTGGCAGAGGCTATGCCTAAGCGTACACTCACTCGTGTAGCAGCACGACCAAAGGTTATGCACAAGAAAGACGGTGAGTTATCCTCGCACGGTCAACGCTGGGTGGAACTATGTAAGGAGTACAAGCAACCTGAGACAACCATGCAGTTTGTCGTTAAGACAGGCGAAGAGCGTGGGAATCCTAACTCTAACGATCAGGTCAAAGACTGGCTCTATTCGTTAGGTTGGAAACCACGGACATATAAGTTTACTAGAGATAAGGCGACAGGCGATGAACGACAAATCGAACAAGTTAGAAAGGATGGGGAGTTATGCTCAAGTGTCAAAGAGCTTGCAGAGGTTGACCCTGCTGTTGACCTTCTTGATGGCCTTACAGTTCTTACTCACCGTGCTGGTATTCTTAAGAGTTTCTTAGAGTGTCACAAGGATGGTTGGCTAGAGGCCAGTGTCGCTGGTCTAACGAACACCTTTCGGTTTAAGCACTATCGACCATTGGTAAATCTACCGGGTGTAGATAAGCCATACGGTGATGTTATCCGTGGGTGTCTAACATGCCCTGACGGTTATGTGTTAGCTGGTGCTGACATGACATCACTGGAGGACACAACCAAGCGTCACTACATGAAACCACTAGACCCTGACTATGTGGAGGCCATGAGCCGTGAAGGCTTTGACCCACACTTAGACTTGGCTCTACACGCTGGTGTTATCACTCAAGATGACATCGACAAGCACAATTCTGGGGAGCGTTCACTCAAAGCCCTCCGTAAGAATTACAAGGTGGTTAACTATAGTGCTACATACGGTGTAGGAGCGCCTAAGCTGGCCCGTGAGACAGGTATGACCAAGGATGAGGCTAAGACGCTACTGGAAGCCTTCTGGTCTCGTAACTGGGCTATTGAGAAGGTAGCAAGCACGTTGCGTGTCCGTGAGTTGTTTAACGGCATGTGGCTTAAGAACCCTGTGTCAGGCTTCTGGTATAGCCTACGCAGTGATAAGGATCGTTTCAGTACGCTAAACCAAGGTACTGGTGTGTACTGTTTCGACAGTTGGGTCAAGGAATGTCGTGGTATGGGGCTAGAGACTATTGGTCAGTTCCACGATGAGATTATTGTTTTAACGAAGGAGGGAGATGAAGACAAGTCAGAGAACATTATGCAGATGAGCATAAACAATGTAAACGACCAGATAAACCTGAACGTGCCACTAGGCACAGATGTTCAGTTTGGTAAGACATATGCAGACATACACTAAGCTAAAATAAATTTGTTATTTTGCTTGTGAGAAACGCAAATATGTCTATATAGTATTATACGGAAACAGTGAAAAGGAAACAACCGACATGGCTTCAAATACAAAAACATATGTTATGGATATGGTACTTCAGTATGCAAAGGTCTTTAAGGAAAATGCAGACCATGGTGATCCAGAGTCCAGCGAGAATTGGCTACGAAAACTCTCTAAGGATGGGGGGCAAACCGCAGTCAATGCTTACTTTACCTCAGAGGATCAAATAGATCAACTTCTGCAAAGTGGTTATCAACGTATGACATTGAACCCTAACACTGGGAAGACGGTCGATACAATAAAAATAGGTAATCCCGAATTTGGTATTGGTCAGTACATCCAGCTAAAGCGCAAGATCATTGATGTACGGGAGTACAAGGACTATAGATCTGGGGAACTTAAGGAAATTGACTTTGGTGGTTTTCCCGGTGTTGTGAACCTAACGGAGGGCGAAGAGAATAAACGGTTGTGGAGTTACGAAGAGGACGGGGAATTAGGCGATGGGACACGAGCTTATGTTGAGTTTGAGATTTACAAAGGTACTTCTCGTCGCCTGAATAACTTGGCTATTACAAGTCACGTTATGCGCGAGGAAACCGCAACAGTTGAGGGTTTAAATATGTTTAAGGTGGATGCCGCATGAGTACAGTTAGTATAGTGTTTGACCATAATATGGAGGAGGACGGCATTGACGGGTCTGTCACACTTGTCCGACATGGGGTGGAGGACTTACACGCACTATCTAGGTTTTATGCAGATGGAGCTAGGGCTGCTGGTTACAATTACGTTCAAGATGTTGGGTTTGAAAAGGATGATGGTAGTGTGGTCTTTGGGGGGTTCTGATGAACAGAGGGAAAGTTCTCATAGACGGTGACATACTCGCCTATCGTGCAGCTTTTTCTACCCAAGATGACTTACCACAAGATGCGAAGGAGAAGGTAGATAGTCTTATGATGTACATCTTTGATGAGACTATTGAACTTCCCTTCCCATCTAAGTTTGAGTACCAAACCTATCTAACCGGAAAGACAAACTTTAGGTTCGATGTTGCTAAGTCTTACCCCTACAAGGGAAACAGGCAGTCAGCTGAAAAACCTAGACATCTTGGTACAGCAAGAGACCACATGGTTGATAAGTATAGTGCTGTTATAAGTGTTGACGAGGAAGCAGATGACCTTATCTCTAAAGCCGCCGCTGAGTTAAACTATAACTGTGTGGTAGCTTCTGTTGATAAAGACATGCTGCAAATACCTTGTTGGCACTTTAACTTTATGCGGGGTGAGTGGACTAAGGTAGATGAGTGGTCGGGAACTAAGTTTTTCTACACTCAAATACTAACGGGTGATGCTGCCGATAACATTAAGGGTATTTACGGGATCGGACCCGTAAAGGCCAAGAAAATACTGGCTGACTGTGACACGGAGGAGAGCCTTTGGGAAGCCTGTGTAAAAGCATATGACGGTGACGTGGACCGCATAATAGAAAATGCCAGACTACTCTGGCTTAGACGTGAAGAGGGGGAGATGTGGCTACCACCAGTGAACGAAGGCGACACGCTCTAAGGAATGGCTATAGGTCAGGACTAGAGGATGACATCTCCGTTGACTTAAAGAAGCGGGGTGTAAGTTTCGAGTATGAGACACTAAAGATTAAGTGGACCTTATTTGAGAACAAGACTTACACCCCTGACTTCGTTTTACCTAATGGTATTATAGTTGAGTCAAAGGGGAGGTTTGTAGCTGCCGATAGAAAGAAGCACTTGAAGGTCAAGGAACAACACCCTGATCTTGATATACGCTTTGTCTTTAGTAACTCTAAGGCAAAGTTAAACAAAGGTGCTAAGTCAACATACGGTGACTGGTGCGATAAGTATGGTTTCACCTACGCAGACAAGAGGATACCCGACGAATGGTTGAAGTAAACAGTTTATTGACACAGTTAATGCAACTTAATAAAGACCAGCTTGAGGAGCTTGGGTTTCATATCAGCGCCGCTCTAAGCGAACTAGAGTTGGAGTTAGAGGATGAGTAAGACAGTAGTAGTCTTCTCGTGCGCTCACGTTGATCCCAGTGTGAGTAACGAGAGGTTCAACTGGTTAGGAGAGTTCTTGTATGACCTCAAGCCTGATTATGTCGTTGACTTGGGTGATGGCGCTGACATGCGGTCATTAAATACATTTGACACTCGTTACCCAGAGGCAATCGTCAGTCAGAGCTACGAGGCAGACATTGAACACTACAACGATGCACAAGAGCGTATTCGATGGAAGTTCAGACACCACCGACGAAAACGACCAGCTTACATAGGGTTTGAGGGGAACCATGAGAACAGGATTAAGAAAGCTATCAAACACGATCCTCGACTTGAAGGCTCGAAGTATGGCATATCTTTTGACCACCTACAGACGAACAGATGGTTCGACGAGTACCACGAGTATGAAAACTCCGCTCCAGCGATTGCTGATTACGATGGGGTCTCATACGCTCACTTCTTTAGTAGTGGCAACTTTGGGTCTGCTATGTCTGGTATGCACCATGCTAATGCACTACTGGCTCACAGGCATCATAGTTCTACTTGTGGTCATAGCCATAAACGTGATCTTAAGTTTAAAGACTCTTCGCATCCTAATGGAGTTATCGGTTTGGTCGCAGGGTGCTACAAGGGAGCAGCAGAGGGCTGGGCAGGTCAAGCTAACAAAGAGTGGTGGTCAGGTATTGTAGTTAAACGGGAGGTAGAGAACGGTATGTACGATCCAGAGTTTGTCTCCCAGTCACGACTAAAGGCTATGTATGGGCAAACGTAGTGACTTCGACAGAGTACCGAGGGACTACTATCCGACACCTCTAGCTGCTGTTGAACCCCTGATCCCGCACTTGCCTTACTCGTTTGACTACTACGAGCCTTGTGCGGGTGATGGGCGTTTGATAGACCACATAGATAGTCTGACGGATGGTCACAGTGAGTGTATCTTTGCTTGTGATATTGAGCCTAGAGACCCAAGGGTTTGCCTACATGATTCTATTAACATGAGTGAGCAAGACTTCTTGGAGTTGTACATGGCTTTCGGTGGCGCTGACTTGTGTATCACCAACCCACCTTGGGATAGAAAACTACTGCACCCATTCATCGAAGGGTGGATGCAGATGTGTCCAACATGGCTACTCTTTGATGCCGATTGGATGCACACGAAACAGTCAGCTATCTTGATGTCGTATTGCGTTAAGGTAGTAAGCGTAGGTAGGGTCAAATGGATTGAGGATAGTAAGAGCGTAGGTAAAGACAACTGCGCTTGGTATCTGTTCGATATAGCTAGAGACCCCGCTAAACAGACAGAGTTCTATGGGAGAACAGTATGATTACTCAAGAAGATATTGATGCTTTCAGCATTGTGAATGTGACACCGATGGAATATTCCTACTGGGTTGAAGGTAGGATCACGACAAAGGGTGAGACCCGTCTAGTGGAAAATGCGCTAGGTCTCGTAGGTGAAGCTGGAGAGGTAGCTGAGAAGGTAAAGAAATACCTCCGTGACAATACCAAGGTTAACCAGAAGGAAATCATCAAGGAGTTAGGTGACGTTCTGTTCTACACGACAGCCTTGGCTAACTACTTCTACAGTAACCTGCCAGAGGTCATGGAAGTAAATATGGATAAGTTAAACGACAGAGCAAGACGTGGTGTGATTAAGGGGTCAGGGGATAACCGATGAAGAAGAGATGGGTAAACAATATATTCGTAAGGTTCATGCGGTACTGTGTGATGTGGTCAGAGCATCGACAGGCAATCAAGATACTGAACCAACTGTCCGATAGGGAACTAAAGGACATTGGAATTAGCCGAGAAGACATTGACCGTATGGTATGGTTAGAAGAAGATAAAACAATGCGAGGACGTGGCGAATGAGCAATACACTACCAACAGACTACCAGTCTTTCATTCACAAGTCACGTTATGCACGATGGCTAGATAAAGAAGGACGCCGTGAGACATGGGAAGAAACTGTATCCCGTTACATGGAGAACATCGTAAAGCCTGTGGCAGGGGAAGACAGTTACATCCGTCAGATTGAAGAGGCTATCCTATCGCTTGACGTTATGCCATCCATGCGCTCTCTTATGACCGCTGGCCCAGCAGCCCTCCGTGACAATACTGCTATGTATAACTGTAGCTACCTTGCAGTTAAGAACATCAAGAGCTTCGATCAAGCTATGTTCATCTTGCTGTGTGGTACAGGTGTAGGGTTCTCAGTTGAGCGACAGTACATCAACAAGCTACCAGAGGTTCCAGATGCCTTGTTTAACAGTGACACCACCATTGTTGTCAAGGATAGCAAAGAGGGTTGGGCTAAGGCTCTACGTCAGGTAATTGCACTACTGTACAGCGGTGAGGTTCCTAAGTGGGATATATCTAAAGTGCGTCCAGCGGGTGCTAGACTAAAGACCTTCGGTGGTCGTGCTAGTGGCCCAGCGCCTCTGATCGACTTGTTTAACTTTGTCGTTCATACCTTCAAGGGCGCTACAGGTCGTAAGCTATCCTCTATCGAATGTCACGACATCATGTGTAAGATCGGTGAGGTGGTAGTCGTAGGTGGAGTTCGTCGTTCAGCTATGATCTCATTAAGCAACCTAAGTGATGATCGTATGCGTCACGCTAAGTCAGGTGCATGGTGGGAGAACAACCCACAACGAGCTTTGGCTAACAACTCTGTGAGCTATACTGAGAAGCCAGACAGCATCTCTTTCATGCGTGAGTGGCAAGCCCTAGTGGAAAGCGGCAGTGGTGAGCGTGGTATCTTCAACCGTGAGGCAGCTAAGGTACAAGCAGCAAAGAATGGAAGACGTGATGCAGATCAAGACTTCGGGACGAATCCTTGCAGCGAAATCATATTATTAGATTCGCAGTTTTGCAACCTAACGGAGTGCGTAGTCCGTGCTACCGATACTATAGACGACCTAGAGCGCAAGGTTCGGCTTGCTACCATCTTAGGGACGATCCAAAGTACCTATACCCACTTCCCTTACCTATCGAAGGAATGGAAGGACAATACCGAAAAAGAACGCTTGTTGGGGGTTAGCCTCACTGGTATTATGGACAATCCGCTAATGACCACCAAGAACGGTGGGTTAGCTAAAACATTGGAGCATCTTAAAAATGTCGCTATCAATACTAATGCTGAATGGGCCGAGCGCCTTGGTATCCCTGTTGCTGCTGCTATCACTTGTGTCAAACCTAGTGGCACTGTCTCCCAACTCGTTGATTCTGCTAGTGGGATACACG